CCGGAGAACAGCGGCAAGTCGATCTTCCACGAGGCCCTGTCCGTGCTGGTCACCAAGGGCGTCGTGCCGGCCGACCGGGCACTGACCAGTAACAACGACTTCAACGGGGAACTGGCCAACGCCATCATCTGCGTGGTCGAGGAAAAGAACATCTCGCTCACCAGCGGTGCCCACGCCCGGATCAAGGAGTGGGTCACCGCCCGCAATCTCTCCATCCGCAAGATGCGGCACGACAGCTACACGATCCCCAACATGACGCACTGGCTCCAGTGCGCCAACCGGCAGGACGCCTGCCCCGTGTTCCCCGGCGATACGCGCATCACGGTCATCTGTGTCGGCGACCTGCTCCCCGAGCAGGAGATTCCCAAGAAGAAGCTCCTGTCGATGCTGGAAGAGGAAGCGCCGCACTTCATGCACACGCTGATGAGCCTGGAGTTGCCGCCGGTCAAAGGCCGGCTGCGCATCCCCGTGGTCACGACCGCCAGCAAGTTGCAGTCCGAAGAACTGAGCCAGACCATGCTGGAGCAATTCATCATGGAATGCTGCAACCACGAGCGGGACGCGCGGACCCCCTACAACGAGTTCTACGACCGCTTCCAACGCTGGCTCCCGCCCAACGAGAAGCACATCTGGACGAAGCAGCGCGTGTCCAAGGAGTTGCCCGTCCGCCACAAGGTCGTCGCCGGCCACGCCAACAAAAGGTTCGTATCCAGCCTGACCCTCAGGCCGGCGGAAGGGGGCGAGCAATGACCATCCGCATCTACCGCTCGACCGGCTTCTACACCCGCTCCGTTCTGTCGGCCGAGCTGGTCGCCGAGATCGAAACGGACGCGCCGCCCGAGGATGACCAGGCGTTTGCCGACGAGTATGGCGGTGATTTCATCGAAGTTGCACCTGTGGACCCTGGAGACGCCCATGAGTAAGTACGGCATGACGGACAGCGGCAAGCGACAATCTTTCGGCAAGGGCATGGCGATTCGAGACACCGCCGACGACAAGCCCCGCCCCGACCTGATTTCCCCGTTCGCGGAAGAGCGCATCGGCCATTGGCTCCGGATGGGGGCCGCGAAGTACGCCGAGCGGAACTGGGAACGCGGGATGCCCTTCACCCGCTGTGTCGCCTCGCTGAGACGGCACCTGATGAAGTACCAGCAGGGCAAGCGGGACGAGGATCATCTGGCTGCGATCATCTTCAACGCCCAGGCCATCATCCACTACGAGGCCATGATCGAAGCCGGCGTGCTCCCGGCGGGACTGAATGACATGCCGATCTACCACCGGGCCGAAGTCAAGGTCGTCCGTAAGGCCCGCAAGGCAGCCCGCAAGTCGGCGAGGAGGAGAGCACGCCGTGGTTAAGACCTATCCGTGCCTTGTGCATCTCAACGGCAATTTGCTCGCGGCGGTGGACCTGGAGACCACCGGCACGCGGCCGGGCTACCACGAGATTATCCAGATTGCCGTCCTGCCGCTGGACTCAGACATCAAGCCTCTGGAAGGCGTGCGGCCGTTCTGCACGCACGTCAAGCCGAAGCATCCGGAACGCGAAGACGAGGCCGCCAAGCAGAAGCACAGGATTCCCATGACGGAACTGCTGCTGCACGCCCCGGAGTCCGAGCGGGTGGCGGACTGGCTCGTGGAGTGGTTCGAGAGGCTGCAACTGCCGTTCAAGAAATGCCTGGCGCCGCTGGCCCATAACTGGGCCTTCGAGTCGGCCTTCCTGAAGGCGTGGCTGGGCGTGCCGATGGTGGACAGCTTGTTCCACAGTCATGCCCGCGATGGGATGCTCTATGCCATTGCGCTGAACGACCGGGCCGCCTGCGCCGGTGAGCCGGCCCCATTCAGCCGGGTCGGCCTCTCCTCCCTTTGCGCCAAGCTGAACATCGTCAACACAAATCCGCACGACGCGCTGGCCGACTGCATCGCCGAGGCGGAAGTCTACCGCACGTTGCTGCGGATGTTCTAGGGAGGCCGCTATGGGACGAGCCTGGACGCGAGCAGACTGGAACGACATCATCCGACGGATCAATGAGCTTGCTGAAGAATGCTCGTTTGGCGATCCACTGGAAGAAGTCCCCGCGAATCACGTTTGGTCCGTTGCGGACATCACTGCCGCCCGCGACAGGCTGGTGGAGATGTGCGCCAACTCCCCCGAGTTCTCGGCCGACCTGGTGAAATGGAAGCTGGAAATCATCGACGAACTCAATGAGGCCATCGACGACTGCGACTGTGGATGCACTCAGGCCCTCGTCGATGACACGCGGTCGCTGCACGGGCTGGCGTCCTACGTCTACCACACCTACGGGAATACTCAGTGGCTCTACAACGAGTGGTTTGGCGGTGATGACCATTGGCATTTCCAGTGGACCTACAAGCAAGACTACGACTACACCGTCGCAATCGGCATGGGCTATGGCCAACAAGGAATGAGGAACGTAGGGCATACGTGCAAGTTCCACCTCGAATGGTTGTACTGGCCCTGGGAAGGTCCGATGCAATTCCTTTCAAGCGAGGAGGAGTTGGGGGTTGTCGAAACGAATTGCGACGGCATGGTGACAGCGGCACCTGCCGGCACGTACATCAAGGTATTTCCCCAAGACTACCGTGTTGCGATGCAGCCCAGCGGTTGGCCTTTTCAGGTCTGGAATACCGCCAATGCCGCGTGTTGTTAGAAGGCAGGCGCAATGCCCTATCCAGCTTGTCCCTCAGCATTTGACTCGCGGACGCCGGCCGGTCGCATTGTCCATCGCGTCTGTCTCGACGAACAAGAGCCGACGCATCGACTGGTGGTGAGGCCCCAAGCTTGCCGCCTGTGCCAGGCGCCGAAAACCAGCCTCGCCGAGTCGAGCCTCAACACGGCGGCGGACGCTCTGCCGCCTCCCGCGACACCGGGCCTCGTGCGCCGCGCGCTGTCGTATGCCGAAGCGCTGATCGAATGGACGGCGGCCGGTCGGCCGGAACGCTCGGACAAGGAAGTAGAGCGGATATTCCACCAGCACTGCCAGCCGTGCAAGTGGTTTGACCGCGATCGCCAAACCTGCCGAGGCTGTGGCTGCCGGGTCGCTGACAACGGTTACGCCATCTCGAACAAGATCAAGATGGCCACCGAACACTGCCCACGAGACCTGTGGTGAAGCCATGCCCTGCGACTGCCCCGAAGATCAACCCCGCCACGCTCCCTCGGGCGGATGCAACTATCTCGTCTACTCCGGCGGCCCGCTATCGAGCTTCTATCGGCTCGTCGAGCAGGCAATTCCCGATGTGGAGATGATCCACGGGCGGCCCACCGTCCACCCGGATGGCTCATTGGAATTCGCTGGCCCGCCGCCGGCGCTTTCCGGCTATCGAGCAGAAGGCCATCGCTTCTATCCCGCCTGGCCGCCCTGCACGCTGCGGATGCTGAGGGTCCAAGTCGTAGACCGAGTGCTAAGCATTACCGGCCTCTGCGGCAGCCCGGATGCAGAGCACTTCAGCCAGGAAGTGACGCCGGACCAGTGCCAGAACTGCCCGGCGTGTCGCTCCTGACGCCTACTGATAGAACTGGTGCGTGGCCATCCCCTGGCGATCCGCCTGGGACGTGAGCAGCTTGAAGACCTTGCAGTCGGCGAAGTCCACCAGCTTGCAGCGGCTCACATGGACGCCGAACTGCCGCAACTCGCGGCGGGTCTCTTTAGTCAGGGTCTTGGTCAACGATTCATCCCTGATCCCCGCCATGATCTCGTCGTAGGTATGCGTGGCCACCACGCGGACCACCGCAGCCTGAGTCATGTCGTTGATCGTGGTATCCACGTCCCAGTTCAGCTTGCCGATGGCCCGCACAGGATCAGGAATCTTGTAGACCACCAGGGTCTTCACGACCACCTTCTTGCCGTCCTTCGTGGCCATCACCTGGTCGGGAATGGCAAGCGTCTGCCGGGCGGTCACGATCACTTCCACGTCGGTCATCATCGGCCAATAGACGTGCAGCCCAGGCACGAGCAGCTTGACGTGCTTGCCGCGGACCCATTTCACGCCGCCGTGCGTGGCCCGCACGATCAAGATGCGCGGAAACAGTTGATAGATGGCCTGGAACAACTGGTTCAGCCAAGCAAACGCGCTTTCCATAGACCACCTCGGTGAGAAAGACAACTGCCCAGGTGGGGAACCACCTGGGCATTCTGTCCAGACGCACTTGCCGTGTTGTCTACTTGCCCTTTTTACGCCGGTGGAAAGTCGCCAGCGTCTTCGCCAGGTTGATCTCCCGCTTCGTCGTGGTCGAGATGCCCTTGGGCGGGTGCGCCATGAACGCACTCACCGACATACCGGCCGCCTTCGCTTTCCTCGTCAACGCGCCGGGGTGCTTGATTGCCCCGGAAATCCACTTCTTTGCCATTGCTAGATGCGCCTCAAAAGGTGTGACAGCCTAATCCTGCAAGAACGCCGTCCCTGCGCCGAACTTCTCGGTTTCCTCGTCGTACTTGAAATCGAACTCGTGCTCCCCGTCTTCCTCGTCCACGATCGAAACATCGGTGCGGATGCCCAGGTACTCCTCGCCAAACTTCAAGACATCCGTGAGCGGTCGCCCCTCGGGATTCTCCTCGTCGGCGACCAGGGCCTCGCGGCTGATCGCCAGTTCGCCGTTCTCTGTAATCCCTGCAAGGATCGACGACAAATAAGCGACCTTCGTTTCCGCGTCTGAAGTGTCCAGAATCTTGGTGTTGTGAAGATCGACCGTGATTTCGCTCGACGACGAGGCGGCCGGGGTGATGGCCGGTAGGCTGCGGCGGGGATAGGTCCGCAGATTCAGGCGCGGGCGGGAGCCGGGCGACAGGTTGATGTAGGTGGCGGAATCGACCACAGGCTGAGGCGTGAAGCCAACGTCCGTGGGCGTGCGGTCGCCCCAATCGCTGTGTGCGCGGAACACGACGTTGGGGCCGCCGACGAAGACCACGCTGCCGTCAGGGATCGTCGCCGTGTCGCCCACCGGCAGGTTGCCTGTCGCTCCGGTCCCGATCCCGTCGCCACCGGCGCAACCGGCCGCAATCTCGTCGGCGGGCGGCCAGATGTCCGTGGACGGGAGAGCCGCCGGCCAGAAGAAATGGTACTTTTCCATCGTGCCGGCGGCCACGGGAAGGAGGCACTCGAAGTCCACGCAGTTGTCCGCCGAGTTGTAGTTGGCCTTCTCGACGACTGCCAGCACGGGGCCGTTGGCCACGTAATGCTGGTCGAAGTCCAGCGTCACGGCGTCAAAGGTCTCCAGGTTCAGCTTGTTCAAGAAGGTCTTGAACTTGACCCGCTTCCAGGTGTTCGACTTGCGGATCAGCCAGAACGTCGCGCACTTGTACACGATGTCGGGCTGGTTGTAGATATAGAAGTCGTATTCCTGCTCCTGGGTGCCGTACTTGGCGACGTTGTGCCGCAGAAGGATCGTCTTCTCGTTGGTGTCTTGCAGCCGATCCGACACCGCCGCCCAACTCAAGCGCCATCTGGCCTTCATCTTGGTCACGATGTCTTCCGTGCCGGTCAACTCCACTTCGATGCCCTTCTCGGCGTCGATGTCGCTGACGGTAATGGTGCCGGCCGAGGTCGGCTCTTCCGGCAGGTACTTGACGTAGAACACGCCGTTGCTGATCCAGATGGCACAGCGGGCCTGGAAGGCGATCTCCTGGAGCACCTGGATCGTGTTCTTCCGATCCAAGATCGGGAAGTCTGCCGGGAACGGCTGGAGCTTCTCCTGGACGTGGTTGAAAGACGCCTCGTCCCAGGTCAGGTCCGTGTAGTTGGCGATCAGGTACTTGAGGATTTCCACGATGTCCGGGCCGACGCTCGACTCGAACGTCACGTAGAGATCGTCGCTCCACCCCTGGTCGGTGATGGAGGAAAGCGGCTTGTCCACGACGACTTGCACTGCCGTCACGGACCCGTAAGTCCGGGTCGAGACCGTGTACAGATCGGTGGGCACGTCCACCAGCCGCCGCTCGCCGGTTAGCTGCTTGTAGGCTTTCACCGCCAAGACCGTTCCTGACACGATGGAGGCGATGTAGGTGATCGGCTCGTCGCCGGAGATCGTCACCGCCGCCCCGGGATCGACCCAGAAGTGCTGGGCGACCGGCTCGGTGTCCATCTGGTGCGTGGTGGCCTGCGTGTTGGTAATCACCATCCCTTCGTCGATGATCTTGTCGCCCTTGGGCCATCCGTCGCCGCAGCCCTTGGGGACTTCCGATTCGTAGCGGTAGTAGCTCACCTGGGTCGGTTCCAGGCAGACGGCCGGCTCCTCGGTCTTTTCGGCATACGCGGCCGTCGCCGTGGCGTCGTCCACCGGATGCTCCCGGCTCTGGACATAGAACAACTCGCCCTGAAAGTGCCCCGTGAAGAGGCCGCCGTTAATGTTGATGGTCAGGGTGCGCCCCTGGGGAAAATCCTCGCCGCCCAGGATGCGGATGGGGTTCGCACCCAGCCCCTTGGCGTTGGCCTCGTCGATCTGCTGCTGCCGGCGGGCCAGGGCGCAGGCCCGCTGCTTGCTGCGGCGGGCCACCGCTTCGCCGATTTGGGCATTGAGGGAGTCGATCTGCTTCTGGCACTCCGCGGCCTTGGCGGCATCAATTGCCGGGTGGAACGACGGTGCCCAACATTCCTTCACCTTCTTGAGGTGATTGATCTGCACGAGCATCATCAAGAGGCTCATGTTGAACTGCGAGTCGTCCGCACCATCGGAGAGCGAGGACCACAGGTCCATGCCGCTGAGGATGCCCACGCTGGTGAGCGTCGTGCCCGTGACCGCCTTGTTGACCTGAAGCGCCGGGCAGTTGACCACCTTGCCGAAGATCATCGGCCAGGCTTTGCCCACCATGTCTGCCGGCAAGTATGGAAACTGGCCCTCTTCGGCCGAGAAGCCGATCTCTTTGTCTTCAAGCTGAGAAAGGATCGTGAAGCGGACAGTGCGGTCCCGCTCGCTCCAGATGATGGGCGAACTGACCTTCCCGCTAAAGAGCAGGAACTTGTCCGACAAATCGAGGCCCGTGAAATGCTGGTAGACCCGCGCCGTCCGCTTGTGAACGTCGTGGGCGTCGAAGATGGCCTTGATCGTGCCGTCCGTGTCGTCCAGCGTTACGGCCAACTCCTGCGAGCCGCTGTTATTGCTCACGCTCACGACATTATCCAAGTCGCCGACTTCGACGATCCTGCCCGGAATCGACCCCACGATACGGTCGGCGTAGGCGGAGGTGGCCCCGGCCACCCAGTCCACCTCGATGATGGTGATGGGTTCGTTGCCGTAGCGCGTTGCCAGTTTCGCTAGTCCGGCTGCGGAGATGCTTCTCATTGCTCGACTCCCTCGAACTCCAATTCGATCATCTGTGCCTCGCCGCGCGGCATGGGCGCAATCGCCGGCGCGGCACGCCCGGTGGTGTCGAACTCGAAAGGATTGTTCGTGAAGTTGCCGATCCAGACCCGCCCGTTGTGGTCGATGACCTTCACCGGCGAGGCGAAGTAGGCGAAGAGGAAGGCCCGCAATTCCAAGCCCTTGTTGCGCATTAGCCGGAAGGTCCACTTCAGCTTCCGGCGGTCGCCCTTGCGCTTCACGTAGGTGTACCGCGTGCCGTCCATCGCCGTCTTGCGGGTCACGGTGGCAGTGAGCGCCTCCTGGTCGCTGAACTGGGGATTGGGCAAGAGCGTCGTGGTCTGCAAGAGCGGATAGGGGGCTGCGAGCGTGAACATGGGCCTCTCCTCGCCAGAAACTACGCCGGGACCAACTCGCCCTCGAACTCCAAGCTCGCCGAGAAGGTATCGCGGCCGTCCTGGACCACCGGCTCGGACGGGGTGGTAATCACGCCCTTCCAGTAGCGATGTTCCCAGTCGTACACGCCCACTTCCTCGCCGAGATGGGCGTCAAGGAAGGCGAGCAACTGCTGGGTCTGGTCGTTGCTCAGACCGGAGAAGGTGAACACGAGGGTCTGAATCTTCGGCCACATGGGATCGGCGAAGACGATCAACGTGCCGCCGCGAGTCTCCCGCAACACGCGATTGAAGCTGAGCCGGTCTCTGTTGCCGAGGTTCGGTGCTCGCAGCGTCACCGAGTCGGCGACG